GGACTATTTTGCGATTGCCGTGGTGCGAGTGTATGGCAACGGGCATTGGTGGGTGCAAAAAATCGACTATGGCCGGTGGGACGTGCGTGAGGCTGCGGTCAGGGTGCTGATGGCAATACGGACGCATAAACCGATGATGGTTGGAACGGAAAAGGGAGCGTTAAGTAAAGCGTTGATGCCGTATTTGACTGACCTGATGCGCAAGAACAATGTCTATGCACATATTGAGCAAATAACTCATGGAGGTAACAGCAAGGCGAACAGGATAACATACGCGCTGCAAGGATTGTTGGAGCATGGCAGGATTACATTCAATCCGAAAGAGAATTGGGATGAACTGAAACGCGAGATGCTGGCATTCCCTTCACCAAGAGCACACGACGATTTGATCGACGCACTTGCCTATATAGCACACCTGTCAATAACAACCTACCATGACCCCAATGATAATGATGATGAGTACGAACCGCTGGACATTGTGAGCGGGATATAGCACTTGACAATTGCTGGCATTCTGATAATGTAAGCGCACACTATCATTCGTGGAGTTTTCCATGCCACTAAAGCAGGGTTCAAGCAAGAAAACCATTGTGGAGAACATCCGCCGCGAGGTACACGCAGGCAAACCAAAACCTCAAGCAATTGCCATCGCGCTGCGAGCGGCAGGCAAGGCAAAACCAAAGCGCAAGTGAGGCTATATGAGCAACCCATTCGATAACACAGGCCAGATCGTAGACAGCATCGAGCCTAAACCAAAATCAGAATTCTATAATCCGACAGGAAACGACAAAGAGCTAACGGCTTTTGTCGTTGACCACACAGACAGATGGCGCGATCACCGCAATCAGAATTATCGGGATGAATGGGACAAATACGAGCGCATTTGGCGTGGAGTATGGGCTTCTGAAGATAAGTCACGCGAATCCGAACGCTCCAGAATCATATCTCCGGCAACACAGCAGGCCATAGAAACAAGTCATGCAGAGTGCATGGAAGCTATTTTCGGACAGGGCGAATTCTTTGACATAAAAGATGACCTGAAAGACGCAAATGGTAGTGCGGTTGACGTTGAACAACTGAAAAATCAACTAAAAGAGGACTTCGCGCAGGACAAAATCCGCAAATCCATTGACCAAATCGTCCTGTTAGCGAAGATTTATGGCACTGGGATTGGCGAGATAACTGTAAGCAAGGCAAAATACTACTATCCGATGACTGTCCCGCTTGACAACGCTCAAGCGGCCTATGGAACAGGAGAAAAAGACCGTATCTGCGTAAAACTCAATCCTGTAAGTCCAAAAAACTTCCTTTTTGACCCAAATGGCACATCGATTGACGATTGCATGGGTGTTGCCGTTGAGCGTTATATCTCAATCCACAAGATTATGTCTGGGATTGCATCCGGAAAGTACAAAAAGGTAGATATTGGAACTTTGTACAAGGATGATTCACTTGAGCCGACACAAGAAGTGAGTAACTTTCAGGATGAGCGGGTATTGCTGTTAACCTATTATGGGCTTGTGCCAAAAGAATATCTGACAAAGAAAGACGAAGCGGAAGATGGAAGTAATGGAGAATTTTCAGAAAGTGTTGAAGATTACGAAGATATGGTTGAAGCAATCGTCGTCATTGCGAACGGAGGACTGCTATTAAAGGCAGAAAAATCTCCATACATGATGAAAGATCGTCCTGTTATCAGTTATCAGGACGATACGGTGCCGAATAGATTGCTCGGGCGCGGCGTGGTGGAGAAGGCATTCAATATGCAATGCGCCATTGACGGATCTATGCGCTCTCACATGGATGGGTTGGCGCTGACATCAGCCCCAATGATGGGGATGGATGCTACACGATTGCCAAGGGGTGCAAAGTTCCAAGTGAAGCCTGGCGGAAACTTCATGGTAAATGGAAACCCTTCGGAAATCCTGTTCCCGTTCAAGTTTGGCATTTCAGATGGCGCCGCGATGCAAACAAGCAAGGAATTTGAGCGCATGTTGCTGATGGCAACCGCAACGATTGATTCAAACGGATCAACTCAAGCTGTGGCACGTGACGGGCAGAGCATGGATATGGCAACCGCCACCATGATAAAGAAATACAAGCGTACACTGGTAAATTTTCAGGAAGATTTTCTGATTCCGTTCATCTACAAAGCGGCATGGCGTTACATGCAGTATGACCCTGAACGCTATCCTTCCGTGGATGTAAAGTTTATCCCAACAGCCACTTTGGGCATCATTGCGCGTGAATATGAGCAGAAACAACTTGCGTTTATGATTCAGACGCTTGGCGCGCAATCCCCACTTACACCAGTGCTTATGCAAGGTATACTCAAGAATTCGTCGCTCTCAAACCGCGAGGAAATGATCGAGCAAATGGCAAAAATGAGTCAACCAGACCCGCATCAACAGCAAATGCAGCATGAAGCAATAATGCTGGATATGCAGAAGAAGCAGGCTGATTTAGGCAAAATTCAGGCCGAAACAGAGAACATCACTGTCAAAACAAAACTTGCACCGGAGGAAACTAAAGCCAAGATTGTCGCAGCCTTATCTACAAATCTGAATGAGGATGCCGAGCAAAAAGACTTTGAGAAGCGCGCACGCATTGCAGATTTGATGCTCAAAGAAGAAGATGTTCGGTCTAACGAAAGAATTGCAGAAATGCAAATGGCAGATAAAAGGGCGCAAAAGGAAAGAGATAACGACTATCTCAATAAAGTGTCCTCTACGGTGCAATAATGCTCAAGAAGCTAATAGAGCTTCTGCGACCTGATGTAAGTGTTGATGTCAAACTTGCAGGCATTACAACGGTAGTAGGGAAAGAGCTTGATGAAATAGACTCAAGGCTCAGGACGCAAGAGATACGTTCTTTCATCAAGGGTGACAAAGGCGACAAGGGAGATTCTGGTCGTGATGGCAAAGATGGGAAAAATGGCAAAGATGGCAGAGACGGCAAGGATGGCGTAGGTAAAGACGGTAAAGATGGCAAGATCGGCAATGACGGTAAAGATGGCAAGGACGGCGTAAGTGTTGTTGATGCAGAAGTAGCAGCAGACGATCATCTTGTATTCAAATTGTCGAATGGCAATATAATTGATGCAGGAGAATTACCAAGTGCAGGAAATAGGAGTACTCAGCATATTATCTCCAATTCATTGCAGAACGAGCAGATAACAGTTTCCGCAACAGCCCCACAAAGCCCTTATGTTGGACAACTTTGGTATGATATTAGTTAATACAAGGAGAAAATATGTCAAATGATATTGTAGGTCAGCCTGCTGAAGTACACTTCACGGTGACGATAAAAAGAGCCGCAACAGGAAAAGAGGAAACCTACGAAATGGTAGGTGTTGTTTCACCAGATAAACAAACTAAAGGAGATGAACATGGCAGCAACTCATAGCACGGCAGCACTTAATGCGGCAACTGATGCCGTAACTGCACTTATTGGCGCATCTGGTAAGTTGAAATTCCGGCTGACTGGTACGATTGGTGCTCCAGGCACGGCAGCTGCGACACTTTCATTGTCTGCAACTGCGTTTGGCGCTGCATCTGCCGGTACAGCTACGGCGAATGCGATTACTAGCGATACCAATGCAACAGGCAATGCTTCGCCAGTCGCGACAGCATCACTGGAAACATCCGGCGGAACATTGATTATTCACTGCGCGGTTGCTGCATCTGGTTCGGACATCAATATGTCTGGTGGATTGACTATAGGTGCGGGCGATACTGTGTCTTGCTCGTCGCTGACTTACAAGTCGATAACAGCTTGATTTAGCAATGGCTCTCGCTGATGAATTGGCCTTGATGGATCGAGAATACCCGCTTGACGGCCGCCCGGTCTGGAATATCATCACGCTTGCGCATAGCGGGAGCCGATCAGTCAAGGAGTATCTGGAGGCGCAAGGCAGGCACACTCGCCGTCTATACTTGCAGTCGCATTGGCATGACAAACAATTTTTTGTTGATCTGCTCAACAGCACCCAAAAGACTGTCATTGTAGTAAGAGACCCGCTGCTGGTCATCCTCTCCACCAAGGAGCGCAAGGATGACAGCCTTAAGCGTCTGCTCATAGCAATCAAAGATTTTTATTCCTTGAATTGGACAAAAGCAAATCAAGTCATTGCACTAGAATTGACGCCGGGGTTGCCGATTGTAGGTAGTCAATCCTATCAGGACAAGATTGATTATATTTCCGGCAATATTGCAGCGATACGTTCACGTAGACCAGAGATTGATGCGAT